GCCTATGAAGGCAAATTCTACGATGTTGCACCGGTTACGGAAGAATCCGGTTCGATCATCAAGCTGTACCAATTCGAGATCGAAAACACCGATGTCGGTCTTGAGTACAAGGCAAAGCTTGAAGCCCTGTCCTCTATCGTCGCGTCCGGAAAGATCGGCGAAGCCAGCAAGTGGAACGCACCCCATATGGTCGCGATCAGCTTTGGCCAGCACCTGTATTATCCCCTGCTCTCTCCCATAAAGGATGCTGTCATCCCGCTGAAGATGCGACCATTGGCAATTGGAGAGCCAAGTGAGGTGCGGTTCGTCGAGGACGTCATGGCATTCTACGACTCCCCTTCGGGCAAAGAAAAGCTGCAAGGTCTCAGTCTTTACCTGCTGCGCAATGCGGATAATCGCGCCAAGGGCCTCGGTTTCGCTCTGGCAGGCAACTTCTATCCTGACTTCCTGCTGTGGCTGGTCGACGACAAAACCGGTAAGCAGTGGCTGTCTTTCATCGATCCTAAGGGCATTCGCAACCTGAATATTTCGGACCCGAAGTTTGGCTTGTATAAGGAAGTCAAGCAGATCGAAAAACAGCTGGGTGATGATATGATCAGCCTTAACGCCTTCATTCTGTCCGTCACGACCTTCAATGACCTGATCAATGTAACGGGATCAACCACAAAATCGGACCTTGAAGATCGGAATGTTCTGTTCATGGACGATGGTGGGCCAACATACCTTGATAAGCTGCTTACCAAGGCGCTCGTCTGATCTGGGATGGCTTTGAGGTGGCCCCCTCCCATGGTTCCTCCCCGGCCCTTTGCGTATACGGGGGGGCGCAGCGCGCAAGTTTCCTAGCGACTTGGATTTTCACCGGGGAATCCACTTTGGAAGCCACCCCACCCGCTCGCACTGTTTTATGGATTTATTTCATTGACTTACAATTTTTCAGAGGTGGATTTTAGTATTTTTGTCAAGAATCCACCTAAGCCAGTTTTGGATTCACGGTCTCCAGCTGGGATCCACCAACCCCTAAATGTGACTCCGATTCACATTTTGGTTTGACATTCCTAGCCCCCTTGACGTACCCCTTGATCATCGAAGATTTGCGCCCCGGGGATGACCCTTGCGGGCGCTTTTGTTTTCCTGACATCGCGATCGCTGACACGCCCCTATTTTAGGGCGCGCTCCAATTTGCGACGCCCCTGCCCCGTGAGCCACCAACACCATGGATCTTGTCTTTGCGCCGCGCCAGATTGAGGTCTGGCCGATCGAGAAGCTGCGCCCTTATGCCAAGAACGCGAAGATCCATGGCGAGGCCCAGGTTGCAAAGATTGCGGCCAGCATGGCGAAGTTCGGATGGACTGTTCCCTGCTTGGTCGCGGACGACGGCGAGTTGATTGCCGGTCATGGACGCGTGCTTGCGGCGGGCGCGTTGGGCCTGACGGAGGCCCCTGTCATAAAGCTTGGCCATCTTGATGAGGCAGAACGACGTGCTTACCGGATTGCCGATAACAAGCTGACCGAACTTGGCGAATGGGACGAAGCGATGCTGCGCGACGAGATCGCGGGGTTGCTAGCTGAAGATTTTGACCTCGATCTGCTGGGCTTCTCGGATGAGGATCTGGATGCCTTGCTACAGGATCCAGAGACGGTGAGCGACGAAGGGGCCGTTGAGGGTGAGGATGATATCCCTGAGCCGCCGGTTAACCCAGTATCCGTGACGGGTGATCTCTGGCAGCTCGGGCCGCATCGGCTGATCTGCGGGGACAGCACTAGCGCCGATGTGGCTGGGCGCCTTCTGGACAGCGTCAAACCGCTGCTTATGGTCACCGATCCACCTTACGGCGTGGAATACGATCCCTCCTGGCGCAACCAGGCGGGCGCGGCCAAGACGAAACGCACCGGCAAGGTCCTGAACGACGACCGCGCGGATTGGCGTGAGGCCTGGTCGTTGTTCCCTGGCGATGTGGCCTATATCTGGCACGGCGCCCTGCATGCAGCGACTGTGGCCGACAGTCTGATTGCCGCCGGTTTCACCATCCGCTCCCAGATCATCTGGGCAAAGGACAGGCTGGTGCTCAGCCGCGGCGATTACCACTGGCAGCATGAACCCTGCTGGTATGCGGTACGCGCCAAGGGCAAAGGTCACTGGGCCGGCGATCGCAAGCAGACCACACTGTGGCAGATCGCTAACAAGGATCAGGATGCAGAAACTGTCCACGGGACACAAAAGCCGGTGGAATGCATGCGCCGCCCAATCTTAAACAACTCCAGCCCAGGTCAGGCGGTCTATGAGCCGTTCATGGGATCTGGGACCACGCTCATCGCGGCTGAGACCACCGGGCGCATCTGCTATGGGGTGGAATTGAACTCGGTTTACGTCGATGTCGCTATCGAGCGCTGGCAAGCCTTCACCGGCGAGGAGGCTGTCCTAGCAGACAGCGGCGAAACCTTCGCGGCGCTCAAATCCAAGCGGCTGGCTGCATGATGCAGTCGCGACGCCAATCGCTGATCGAGGCGGTCGCCAATGTCGTGGTCGGTTATGCGCTGGCCGTGATCACTCAGATCGTGGTGTTCCCATGGTTTGGGCTGCAGATCTCTTTCAGGGATAGCACCGCAATCGGAGCAATATTCGTATTGGTCTCGCTTGTGCGCAGCTATGCGATCCGCCGAGTGTTTGAGCGCAAAAAAGAACCAGCCGAAGCTGGTCCTAAGTGAAAGCAGCTTTGCAGCTGAGGCGCCGCAAGGCGATTAGATCGGAAGGTAGTCGATCTGCATCGACAGTCAGATTTAACACGTCCGTTTGCAAGTCTAATTCTGAGGGCGCCATCAAAGAGGAAAACGTAAAGCTCATTTTACCGCGGCAATATTATAGCAACGTCCGCGCTCACGATCATTCGTACTGACAATTTCTAAGCCCAGCTTCTTCTTGAGCGCGCCAGAGATTGCACCTCTCGCCGTATGTGCTTGCCAAGATGTCGCCTCAACAATCTCGGTGATCGAGGCACCTTCGGGGCGCTGCAGCATGTCGATCAACAGGGCCTGCTTGGTACCTTGCCGGATAGAGACCAGCTTAGGCTTAAGGCCTTCACTTGCGTCTGCGGGCACTTCTGTAGATTTGACCGCTGTCTGAGCCTTTCTGATAGTGCTGACTGTGCTCGCGACGACCGGGTCAATGCCGATGGCATCAAGTCCGGCCTCAGTTGCGATCAAGGTCGTGCCATGACCATCGCCGGTCTCACGCCAGAGCGGTTCATGACGCCGGAGATTGGCATCGATCTCTTCAAGCCAGCCGCGCTCGATCATTTTACTGACGGCCATCTTGGCAGCAGCGCCTGCCAACCCCTTGGGCAGCGGCATGGCCAAGTTGCCAGGGCGGGATGCGGCACCTGTGAGAATAATGGTTTGTGTATCGGTGAGTTTGGGCATCGATGCTTCCATATTTTGGGTGTTGATGCGCGCCATCAGTCGGCGGTGTCATTCGCGGCGATAACCGCAAAGTGCTGCACCCAGCCGGTGAGGTATGGCAGTCCCGCGGGAATGCCTTCTTCGCGCTGGGTCTCATTGCTGATCGCCCAGGCCTGCCATTTCTCGATCGCCTTAATGATCGCGGTTTCATTGTTCATGGCGCGGCCTTGCAGCGCGTCAATCACATCATCTGCAAAATGCCGTCCCATGGAGCTGTCCAAAAAATCTCTGATGCCGCGCATCTCATCCTCGGTACCAGCGCCTGTCGCCAAACCGATAAAGGCGCAGGCCACCGTCCAAATCCAATCCGTGGGTCTGTCCCGCAAGGCACAGGCGGTCATCTGCCCGTAGAACCCATAGGCCTCGTTTTGACTGGGCAGAACGAGCTCGGTCATTGCTTTGCCTCCAAATCCGCCCAGGCTCCGTCGTGCCAGACATACAGGTAGCCAAAGGCGCGGGTTGGTCGCGGCAAGACCAGCGGCGCCTGCGGCGGATCGAAACAATCCAGCGCGTCGGCGCTGACTTGCCGGATCTCGCGGGCGGCAAGGATGTCCTCGGGCGTCCAAGCGTGAAGTACCGTCAACATGTGCTCGGGGTAGCCGTCGTAGTGGACGTAGACATGCGCCCATTCTTCGGGTCCAGTCTGTATGGCAATCTGTGCGCGGGTGCTCATTGCATCGCCCTCACTTCTGCTGCTCAAGCAGTGCGAGGAGGACCGCGGCCATGCCGCCGAGGTATTCGCCGCGGCGGAACACGATCTCGTCAATGTGGCCGGCGTTGTCGATCGCAGGGTCAACCGCGAGGTCGTCTGCCATGTGCGGCATCAGGCGTTTGGCTTCGGCGTTGTAGCGGGTGGCAATGGTCATCTGTGTTTCTCCAATCAGGCTATTTGCTTGATGTGAGAATCGCTCGACACGGAAGTCTAATCAACTCAAATAGACGTATTTATCCGTTTAATAACAATACCCTGAGGCTCTGGAGCAGGTCATGGAAGGACTATCTGAACGCGGCTACGCCGAGCATGCGGGGATCTCCCGTGGCGCTGTGCAAAAGGCGCGCAAGACCGGTCGCTTGGTGCTCTTTGCCGATCGGTCAATCAACGCAGCAGCCTCAGATGTACGTCGTGGAGCGGCGACTGATCCGGATCAACAGATGCGCTCGCGCGGCGGGCTCAGTACAGCGAATGACGGGCCTGCGGTCTCGTCCTCGGGCGACAGCACGTCCTATATCAAAGCCCGCACGGCGCTGACCGTCTACCAGGCGCAGGAACGGCAGCTGTCGATCCAGAAGAAAAAGGGCGTGCTGGTAGATCGGGCGCGCGCTGAGACGCTGGTGTTTCGGCTGGCGCGTCAGGAGCGGGATCTTTGGGTCACCTGGCCCACACGTGTTGCGGCCCTCATAGCCGCACAATTGTCCGCAGAGATGGAGACAGCATCCGGCAAGGCGGTGATGATCGAGACTGCGATCCTGCAAAGGGTGCTAGAAACCCATGTCCGAGAGCAACTCGACGCCCTGGCCGACCTCAGGGTCGCGCTTGAATGATGAGGAGCGGTTTGGTGACAACCAAACGCAAAGGTCTGGGGGACCTTTGCGAGCGACGAACGGCCCGAGTGACAACGAGGGGCGACCAACATCTGATCTGACCGAAGGCCTCGACCTCGCCTTTGACGGTGCCGAGGAAGTCCTGCGCGCTTGGCGCCGGGGGATGCGGCCCGACCCAGACCTGACAGTTTCGGAATGGGCCGATAAGCATCGCAAGCTGTCCTCGCGCGCCTCTGCTGAACCCGGGCAATACCGAACGGCCCGCACACCCTATCTGCGCGCCATTATGGATGCGCTGTCGCCAAACAATCCGGCACAACGGATCAGCTTCATGAAGGCCGCCCAGGTCGGGGCCACGGAAGCCGGCAACAACTGGATCGGCTTTGTGATCCATCATGCGCCCGGCCCGATGCTCGCGGTGCTGCCCACAGTCGAGATGGCAAAGCGCACTTCGCGCGGCCGGATCGACCCGCTGATCGAGGATAGCCCGGCGCTGAAAGAACGCGTGCAGCCAGCACGGTCGCGAGATGCGGGCAATTCGATGCTGTCCAAGGAGTTTCCGGGCGGGATCTTAGTGCTGACAGGCGCTAACTCGGCCACAGGGCTACGCTCGATGCCGGCGCGTTATGTGTTTCTCGATGAGGTCGATGCTTATCCAGCTTCGGCTGACGAGGAAGGTGATCCGGTGAGTTTGGCCGAGGCGCGGACTACGACCTTTGCCCATCGGCGTAAGGTGTTCATGGTCTCGACGCCAACGATCCGAGGGCTAAGCCGGATTGAACGAGAGTTCGAGGTCAGTGATCAGCGGCGGTACTTCGTGCCCTGTCCACATTGCGGGCATATGCAATGGCTGCAGTTTGAACGGCTGCGCTGGGAAAAGGGGCGGCCGGAAACCGCAGCTTATGACTGCGAGGGATGCGAAGCTTCAATTGCGGAGCATCACAAGACAGACATGTTGGCGCGTGGGGAATGGCGGGCGACGACAACCAGTGCAGATCCCAATGCCATCGGGTTCCACCTCTCGGCGCTCTATTCGCCGATCGGCTGGAAGAGCTGGGAGCAGATCGCGCGGGACTGGCTAGCAGCGCAAGGCTCAGACGAGATGCTGCGCGCCGCGCGCAACACGCTTCTGGGCGAGACCTGGGTTGAAAGCGGCGATGCGCCTGAATGGCAGCGACTGGCGGATCGGCGTGAGGTGTTTGCCGCTCAGGTGCCCGTGGGCGGGTTGTTCCTGACCGCCGGTGCTGACGTGCAGAAAGACCGCATCGAGGTCGATGTTTGGGCTTGGGGTCGTGGGTTGGAAAGTTGGCTTGTCGATCACATCGTCATTCCGGGTGGCCCTAGCGATCCCGCCTGTTGGCAGGCGCTGACGGACCTGCTTAACCGAACTTGGGTGCATGAAAACGGCGCCGTGATGCCACTGGCCAAGCTGGCCATCGATACCGGCTATGAGACCTCTGCGGTCTATGCCTGGGCAAGGGCGCAGGGCATTGCTCAGGTGGCACCGGTCAAAGGCCTGGAAGGATTCAACAGGGCGACCCCGGTGTCGGGGCCAACTTTTGTCGACGCGACCGTGAATGGGCGGAAGCTCAAGCGTGGGGCGCGGCTCTGGACGGTGGCTACGGCCACCTTCAAGGCGGAAACGTATCGCTATCTGCGGATAGAGCGGCCATCCGAGCCAGAGGCGGCGGTACCGGCTGGAATGATCCACCTGCCCGACTGGGCCGACAGCGAATGGCTAAAGCAGCTCGTGGCCGAGCAATTGGTGACGATCCGCAATAAGCGCGGCTATGCCCGCCAGGAATGGCAAAAGATGCGCGAGCGGAACGAGGCGCTCGACACAAGGGTCTATGCGCGGGCCGCAGCGTGGATCCTCGGGGCCGATCGCTTCGACGAGCGGATGTGGCGGCAGTTGGAGAAGCAGGCGGGCGTGGAAACGACTGTCATAGCCCAGGGTACTGAGCCCGAGAAACCGGCCGAACCTCAGGCGGGGCGGATCGCATCGCCCCGGCGGCGCGGCTGGAAGATCAGCACGCCCAAATACATGGAATGATGAATGAACCTCGACGAGTTGAAGCTCCGCCACGACGCGCTCTTGGCCGCGCGCTATAGCGGCACGCGGTCTGTCAGCTATGACGGCAAGACCGTCAATTACGGTACGGATGCCGAACTGGCCGCTGCCATAGGTGATGTCGAACGTCGCATTGCCAAACTTGAGCGTGGCGCTGGGCGCGTGTTGCGTCCCTTTGCCATCAAGGACCTGTGATGAACTGGCGACAGCGTCTCGGCGCATTCATCGGCGGCTTCGATGCGGGCCAGCATCATCGCCGATTGCGCGGGTTCCAAGCAACGCACGCGCATGTCAACGCGCTGATCGCTGCCTCGGGACCAGACATCACCGCCCGTGCCCGCTGGCTTGTCCGCAACAATGGCTATGCAGTGAATGCAGTCGAAAGCTGGGCGGCGAATACCGTCGGCGACGGGATCAAGCCGATCTCGAAGCTGGCCGATGCCGCCCGGAAAGAAGAGCTGCAGCGGCTCTGGCTCGCCTGGACCGATGAGGCCGACGCCGAAGGGCTGACGGATTTCTACGGGCTGCAGCGCCGCGCCGCGCGCGAGGTGTTCCTAGCGGGCGAAGTGTTCCTGCGGATCAGGCCCCGGCGGGTCGAAGATGCGCTGACGGTGCCGCTCCAACTGCAGATGTTGCCTTCGGAGATGCTGCCGCTGCATGAAACGGGCGTAGCGCGGAATGGCAATGCCATCCGTCAGGGGATCGAGTTCGATCGGATCGGGCGGCGTGTGGCCTATCACTTCCTGCGCCGCCATCCGGGCGACAGCACCGATCCAGGGCTCTCAGGCGAGATTGTCCGCGTGCCCGCCAGCGAGGTCATCCACGTAATCGACCCAGTGGAAGGCGGCCAGCTGCGCGGCGTCTCAAAACTGGCCCCGGCCATCGTGAAGCTGTTCCTCTTGGATCAATATGACGACGCTGAGCTCGATCGGAAAAAGGTCGCCGCGATGTACGCGATGTTCGTAACCTCGCCCGCCCCGGAAAACCCGCTCGCCCCCTTGGACGACGAGGAGATGCCCGCAGGCGTCGAGATCAGCCCGGGCCAGATCGTCCGGCTGGATCCCGGCGAGGATGTGACCGTGGGCCAGCCGGCAGACAGCGGCGCGACCTATGAACCGTTCCAGTATCGGACGCTCCTGCAGATCTCGGCAGCACTTGGCATCCCCTACCCCTACCTCGCCAATGACATGGTGAAGGGGAACTTCTCTAACTCGCGCCTGGCTCTGATCGAGTTCCGCCGTCGGGTTTCGGCCTGGCAGCATTCCGTGATGGTCTACCAACTCTGCCGCCCGGTCTATGCACGCTGGCTGGATCTGGCGGTACTGTCCGGCGCGCTGGCCTTGCCCGGCTATGAGGCCGATCGTCCCCGCATGCTCGCGGCCGACTGGCTCCCCACGAAATGGGACTGGGTCGATCCGTTGAAAGACGCCAATGCCGAAATCGCGCAGATCGAGGCGGGGCTCAAATCCCGAACGCAGGCCATCGCCGAGCGCGGCTACGACGCCGAGCAGGTCGATCGTGAGATTGCCGCTGAGCGCGACCGCGAGCGCGTGCTGGGTCTCGATTTTCGCCGGCCGGGATCGCCGGCGCAAGGGGTACAGGCTGTTCCGACCGAGGACGATGGGGCTGGACCAAACAATGAGACTGATGACGCGGAAAACAGCCCGCGTCCTGACGAGGACCAACCCTGATGCTCCACGCCCGCATTGCCGCACGCGCCTTCAACACACCGCTCCTAGTAGAACCCTCTAAGGCCTTGGCGTTTCTGTCAGGGCTTGGACCGCGCATACTGGGGCGGCACGTTGAGACGGTGGACAGCGACGGAGCCTCAGATGGCGCCGCATATCTCCCCGCCCGTGCCAGCATACTCGCTGGGAACCTGACCGAGCGCCTGCAGCAACATGGCAATACGCCCTACCCGGTTGCAGACGGCATCGCAGTGATCGAGATCGCCGGCGTACTCATCCATCGGGGCGGCTGGATCGGACAATCCTCGGGCCAGACCAGCTATGAGGGAATCGCGGCGCAGATCGAAGCGGCGGCGCGCGATCCGTCAGTGCATGGAATTGCGTTGGAAATCGATAGCTTCGGCGGCGAAGTGGCTGGCGTTTTCGACCTCGCCGATCGCATTCGTGCCCTACGCCGTAACAAACCCGTTTGGGCTTTCGTCGCCGAACACGCTTTCTCGGCAGGCTATGCGCTGGCCTCACAGGCCGACCGCATCCTGCTACCGCGCACCGGTGCCGTCGGCAGTATCGGCGTGGTAGTGATGCATGCCGATCTCAGCGGCCAGTTGGATCAGGATGGCGTACAGGTGACGATGATCCATTCTGGCAACCATAAAGTTGATGCCAACCCTTATGAACCACTGCCCGAGTACGTACGTGACAACATCCAGCGAGAGATCGATGTTTTGCGATCTCTCTTTGCTGAGACCGTCGCAGTAGGCCGCGCTGGGCGGTTGAACCAAGGAGCTGCGCTGGCGACTGAGGCCGCGACATATCGCGGGACGGATGCCATCGCCGCGGGCCTCGCCGATGAGGTCATCGATCTTACACG